TCTAGGATCGCGAGTATACGCGCATGCTCACGCTGAAATTGCGTGTAATTGTACGTGTACTGTATTTCCGCATGGAACTTAGCATTGCTATACGTCACGCGCCGCCGAGCCTGACTGAATCCATCTACGAGACAAGCCTGGGCCGAACCCCATACCCCACTTGGGAGTATGTAGTGCGACCATTGCTCATTACTCGTAGCGCGGAGACTGTCAGTTGTATCGGAGTTCGCGTATAACGTATGTGACAAGTCACTATAGTAGTGACGAGTTAGCATATGCCCTTCGTCGCTAAGGAGAGTTTTCACCTTAGCGTCAACTGTTTGAAAGACACGTTGCACAGCAACGATATCTCGCAACAACGGCAGGAAGTTAAACTGCGCTTGCAGGTAACCTTCCGACGCTGAATTTAGGAGCCTCCCCAAGGGCCTATCGTACCGTGTTCTCGCGATGGCTTCAACCACCGCGTCCACTGCACGAATAGCTCTTGAAGCTGCACGGGCCAGTTTTTGTAGCCTCAAATCTTTAAGCTCAACGAGCGAATTGATAAGGCTAATTTCTGGCCTAATCGTAGGCAACATAGCTACCAAGCTTTGTTGGATGCGATTATTTACATCAGACGGAAGGGGCACGAATGTCCCATTCGACTGAGGATCGTACAGTTTTGACAAGCCTACAGTAGGCATGTCAACGGGTCCGTAGATAGCACTTCGATAGCCAAACCACGGGGAAGCAATATGTACTTCCCTGTACCATGGCGCAAGGTCAAAGCGATAAGACGCATGACCTTCATCGAATCTCGTGGAGACGGTAGCAGAATTTTTATAATTCTCGAAACTGTTCCACGTAGACCTAGTGTCGCGATCAACGTCGTCAGACGTGACTTGAAACCATTCTTTATATGATGGTTCATCAAATCTCACCTTTGTCGTCGTCGCTAGTGATCCAGTTGCCCCAGTCGTATAGTTTATACGGGTCTGCGGGATCGGAATCACTACGGGATTAGCGGGTACTAGGCTGTATCTACTCCTCATACATGAGTTGCGGTGAATATATTCACCATTGAGC